AATCGGAGATAACGTAATTGTAAATGTGAGCGGCACCTACCGAGTGGGTGTCGTTACACAAAAACGTAAGGTACGGAAGGGTTTGATTTATAGTGTAAAGTTAGAGAATGGTAAAACATTAGATAGCTGTTCAGTAAATAAAGACTTGACTACTTACCACATCCATAGAGGATTATCAAAACAATTAAACAATGACAATCAGTAATAAGAAGTTTCAATCAATCAAGCGTAAAGTATTGAAAAGGTATCCGAATGCTAAAACCCAAATACGAGATGGTGCTTACTATATCTCAGATGGGATGGGTTCGGAAGTCGGTAAGGAGTTTATGATTCCACCTCAGAGTTCAGTTCAGATGGCTTGGTATTGGGCGAGTGAGTCTACACGATTAGAGCAAAACTTAAAGAGAACGCATCCAGATAAAACTGGCATGACTTTTAGTGAAACTAAATTTAATAGAATTTCTCGTAGAAACACTAAGAAATGATTTCATTAAAGTTGTGTAAACTATTTATAATAAATTAAATTATTATAGCATGAAAAAGCACAACAATAAGTGGAGAGGTACAGTAAACCAATCATACGCAGTTACTGAAAGTGAGGTTACTCGTCAAGCTAAGGCTTATGGTAAGAACTACACATCAATTGATTTCGGATTCAATCCCGATTTAAAGCCGGAAGACTTTCCGATAAAGAACTCGATGGAACTTGGGGCATTGATGGTGGGTAACCACGAAATCGAATTAACCAAAGCTGAGGCTGTGAAGATTATCCAAACCTTGGATGACGCTATCTCGTCTACTCAAAAAAGATATAGGGTGGGTACTCTACAATAAAAAACTTATATGGATTCAGACATTATATCTCGTATCCTTAAACAAGCGGAAGCTCGTGATGTGGAATTTACTAACGAGCTTTCTTCTTTTTTAGACGATGGTATTACCTCACTTCTTATTGATAGGAGGGAGCCATACTATACCATTGCTAAGAATAAAATAAAACATTTGTGTACTTTTAACCAATCTGATGTGGTTCGTAGAACTTCGTACAAAGATGATATGATATCTCGATTAAACGGATTGTATTTTAGATTACGTGATGTGGATGAGATGAGCAAATCATTTATAGAGATTTGTTTAGAGATTGTTAAAGATGATGAATATCTAAATAAAGATGCGTTAGCAATGCTGAATGACATAAATAAGTTAACTCGTTAATACTTATAGTAAATAAGGAGAACGTCATGGAAGACTATGGAGAATGGATTTGGGATGAGTCTGAATACAATTTCTTTATGTCTCTTGGTGATATTGGTAAGTTAGAGTATATGTATGATTTCTTTAACTTGGACGACGATGAAATCGTTGGGGAGTTTGAGTTGGAGTATGAAGATGAGAAGCCATCGACTACCTCGGTTGACGTTATTCTAACCGATACTCATTTTATAATCACTTGTGATAATGAAGATGTATTGAATAGAACAGTGGCTACCTTTAAGATGGATGGTTACTTACTGATGTTTAGTCAGAAAAGAAAGAACTCATACTATTATCAATACGTCGGAATGACGCAACCAATCTCGGTAAACTGACAACGTGTCATTAAAGATACAAGTGGTCTACATATTGTTTCATTATTAAAACATTAAAAATATATTATGTCAAAAATTATAGGAATTGATTTAGGTACAACTAACTCATGTGTTTCGGTTATAGAAGGTGGTGAGCCAACAATCGTAGTAAATTCAGAAGGTGGTAGAACAACACCATCCATCGTGTCTTTCGATAAGGATGAAATAAAAATAGGCGCTTCTGCAAAACGTGTGGCTGTGACTAATCCTGAAAACACTATTTTTTCGGTAAAACGATTTATTGGTCAACGGTATTCTGAATTAAATAAGGACCATTTGAATGTACCTTATAAGGTGTCTAGGTCATCTGGTGATTCGGTTGTTATTAAAAGTAACGATAAGGAATACGTACCACAAGAAATATCAGCGATGGTACTTCAGTATATCAAAACGTCGGTAGAGGATTATCTTGGTGAATCGGTAACTAAAGCTGTTATTACAGTACCAGCATATTTTAATGACTCACAACGACAAGCTACCAAAGAAGCGGGCCAAATTGCTGGACTTGAGGTTCTTCGTATCATAAATGAGCCGACTGCTGCTGCACTTGCATATGGTCTCGATAAAAAAGATACTGATATGAAAATCGCAGTATTTGATTTGGGTGGTGGTACATTTGATATATCAATACTTGAATTGGGTGAAGGTGTATTCGAAGTATTATCTACGAATGGAGATACGCAACTTGGGGGTGATACATTTGACGACGCTATTGTAAACTGGATATGTGGTCAAATAAAAGATTTAAAAGGTGTTGATATAACCAAGGATGTAATGGCTATGCAACGTATCCGTGAAACTGCTGAAAAGTCTAAGATAGAGTTGTCATCTGCGTCTACTACAACTATAAATTTACCATATATTACAGCAGATTCTTCAGGACCAATACACTTTGAGACTACACTATCACGTGCTGAGTTTCAGAGATTGTGTTCTAATTTAATAGAACGTTGTATGATTCCTTGTAAGAAGGCTATGGAAGATGCTAATCTTAATAATTCAGATATAGATGAAGTTATTTTAGTAGGTGGTTCATCTCGAATTCCAGCGGTTCAAGAGTCCGTTGAATCTTTTTTTAGTAAGAAACCGAGTAAAGGTGTTAATCCTGATGAAGTTGTAGCTGTAGGCGCCTCTATCCAAGGTGGTGTACTTTCTGGTGATGTTACTGATGTTTTACTACTCGATGTAACACCATTATCATTAGGTATCGAAACTATGGGTGGTGTATTTGCTCCAATTATAGAATCTAACACTACAATACCTGTTAAAAAATCACAAACATTTTCAACTGTCTCGGATAATCAAACTGTATTAGATGTTCACGTGTTACAAGGTGAACGTCCTATGGTGTCTGATAATCGTACTTTGGGTAGATTTAAATTAACAGACATACCACTGTCTCCCAAGGGTGTACCTCAGATTGAGGTTACATTCGATATTGATTCTAATGGTATTATAAAAGTATCCGCTAAAGATTTAGGTACATCGAAGGAACAAACAATTAAGATTGAATCTGGTACAGGCTTGTCTGATGATGAAATTCAAAAGATGAGAGATGATGCTGAGATTAATAAAGAAGCTGATTTAAAACGTAAGGAAAACATTGATATATTAAACAATGCTGAAACATATGTCTTTGAGTTGAAAAAACAATTAGACAAGTTAGAGGGGTTATCTGATTTAGATAAAGAGTCGATAACTTCGCTGGTTTTAAAATTAGAATCGGTAATACCATCCAAGGATTATGATTCTATAAAAGAAGCTCATGTGAAATTAGAAACGGTATGGAATGATATAACCACAAAAATGTATCAGAATACTGAACAACCTAAGACTGAGGATATTCCACACGAGGAGATTTAACAATTATTTAACAAAGGGGGCTTGTCTAAGTCCCCTTTTTTTTGTACTTTTATATAGTAAAAAAAACACTATGACAAATCTCGGATATTGCTGTATCAACATGACCCTTCGTAAGGATAAGATTACTACCAATCGTAGTATGATTAAAAAAACCTTCCTTAAAGAAGGTATCAGTAGGTCATCAGACCTTGCGTTACAAAACGCTAAAGACCTTGTGGAGATTATCAAGTGGAACGAACGTAATGGTTTCAAACTATTCCGTATGTCCTCTGACTTAGTTCCTTGGGCAAGTGAGTTCAAGTTGTCAGATATGCCAGACTATACTAAGTTCAGTAATGTACTCAAGGGTGCAGGTACTTTAGCTAAGTCATATGGTCAACGTATCACTTCACATCCTGGCCCATTCAATGTATTGGTGTCGCCTAATGATAGAGTTGTAGATAACACGATTAGAGACCTTTCAATACACGGAGAACACTTTGACCTTATGGGGTTAGAGAGAAGTCATCAGAACCCTATTAACATCCATTGTAATGGTGTGTATGGTGATAAGATGTCTGCTATGAATCGTTTCATCAAAAACTTCAAGAGATTGCCTGAGTCAGTTCAGTCACGATTGGTTGTTGAGAACGATGACAAAGCAAGTATGTATTCGGTCAAAGACCTTATGTATCTACATGAACATATTGGTATTCCGATTACGTTTGACTACCACCACCACAAATTCAATACTGGCGGCTTGTCTGAACAAGAAGCACTTGAGTTGGCTATGTCAACGTGGGGTAATTACAAACCATTAGTTCATTACTCTGAATCACGTCAGTTAGAACAAGAGGGTGTAAAAGCACAAGCACATTCAGATTATATCTACTCTGAGATAAATACATATGGTCATTCTTTGGACATTGAGGTCGAAGCTAAGATGAAAGAGTTGACTGTACTAAATTACCTTTCCAATTTTGGTACACAAACAAAAGGGCATAGTATGGGGAAAGCCTGATATAATTAATTTATTAATTATTTCCTGATATTTATACCTATCAGGTGGTTAACTTGGCTTGAGCTGCTTAGCGAAAGACGAAGTACGATAATAAGTACAACCCCTGGAGTTAGTAAAACCAATTTGTGGAAAAATAAAATGATAAAATTTTTTAATAGAGGGAATCTATTCATATTTCTAATGTCAATTAGTACATTAGGGTTAGCAGGTTCAGCCGCATACTACTCCGTATTTGGATTAAGTTCATTGTTTGCCGGAGCAAAGACCGAAGTTATAATAATGGCTGGGGCATTGGAGTTCTCTAAATTAATAATAGCATCTTACTTACATAACAATTGGAAGACTGCTGGTTGGATGAAGTGGTATCTTACGTTAGCGGTCGGTGTACTAATGTTAATCACATCAGCAGGTATCTATGGGTTCTTAACATCAGCGTATCAAAAGACCGCTGACCAATTAGGTATATTAGATAAGCAAGTTCAAGTAATCGATTTGAAGAAGGGGAGATTCCAAGAACAATTAGATTACTTTAATGTAGAAAAGAAACAACTATCAGAATCAATCACCGAATTACGGAATGGGTTATCCAACAACGTAGTTCAATATCGTGATAGGGAAACTGGTCAGATTATAACAACAACCTCATCATCTCAACGTAGGGCATTAGAAAGACAATTGTCCTCAGCAGTTGAATCACGTGATGGGGTATCAAGGAAGATTGAGGTATTAACGGATTCCATTACCTCACTCGACTTACAAGTATTAGACTTGGAATCCAACAATGAAGTTGCCGCTGAGGTAGGACCACTTAGATATATGTCTGAGATTACTGGTAAACCTATGGGTATAATTGTGAATTGGTTTACATTACTTATTGTATTTGTATTCGACCCGTTAGCAATCTCAATGGTAATAGCATTAAATAAATTAACTAAAAAAGATGATAGACGTAATAGTAATAATATCTTCAGTAGTGTTGATGGCACTTCTTTACACGACACTACTTCCAATCAAAAAGAGGGTGTCAGCGAAGTACCAATACTTCGAGAAGAAGTGGTTAAAGAAAGAATCAAAACTCCAAAAGAAAAGATTAAAGAAGTTAAAAAAGAAAAAGAAGAAGTAGAGTTTATTCCAACAAGTGAAGAAGCTAAAAAGTTATATGGTGAAGCTTCTAAGAAAAAACCATCTAAGGTAAAACACGTATATAGGAATGCATCTAATAAATAAATTTGTATATCTCGATATTTTTTTGTATATTGTATATAAATAAACAAGATAATAACAATGGACGAACTATATAGTGGTAATACTAATAATGCTAATTTAAGTTATGATATGAGTGAAGATTCTGATATGAATAAAGAATTCTTTCGTGAGTTTGATTATGGTATTGATTCAACCGATAATGTAATTCTAATTCAAGATGAGATTACAAGTGGGTTGGCCTTCGATATTGTATCCAAGGTTAGACTCTTAAAAAAGATTAATGGTGAACTTACTACCATTAACATCTTACTAAACTCACCAGGTGGTGACGTTATTGAAACTCTGGCTCTGATTGACTTCATGCAGTCACAAAAAGAACAAGGTATTAAATTTAATATTATTGTAAGGGGTTCAGCAATGTCTGCCGCGGCACTATTACTAACGTGTGGTACTGGCCTACGGGCCGCATCTAAACACTCTAAGATTATGATTCACCAATTATCAACTGTCGTAGTTGGTAAGTTGAGTGATGTTAAATCTAACGCTAAGTTTAGTGAGGAGTTAGAGAACGATTGTAATCAGTTAATGGCTGATAACTCATCAATGGATAAAGAGTATTGGGAAGGTATCTCATCTTCTGACTACTTCATATCTTCAGAAAAAGCATTGGAATTAGGAATTATAGATAAAATTATATAAGTTATGTTAGACTTTTTCACAGCAGAAGAGCTCGTAGAAAACTACGATAAGTTTCGTAAACTAATCAACAAGACATTCGAGGGTGACCGATTAGAGGCACTTAATAAAATGTATGACCACTTCGAAGAACGTATGATTTACACACCAGCATCTTCGGTAGAACATTACCATAATGCATTTCCAGGTGGATATATCGACCACGTTCTTAGAGTAACTCGTAACGCTTTAAAAGTATACGACCTTTATTCTGAGTTAGGTGGTGTAGGTGATTATAGTAGAGAGAGTCTAATATTCACAGCACTACATCACGACTTAGGTAAGTTGGGTACGCCTGATTTGGATTATTATGTTAAGAATGATTCCGAATGGCACGTAAAGAATCAAGGTAAGATTTACAAAACAAATTCAGACATCCATTGGATGAACCTCAACGATAGAACATTCTATCTACTAAACTACTTTGGTATTCAATGTACCCAAGAAGAATGGATTGGTATTAAACTTACTGATGGGTTGTACGATGAGAATAACAAAGAGTACTTTATCAAGTACAACAAAGATGACGCATTAAAAACATCAATACCATTTGTAATGCATACGGCTGACTTATTCGCTGCAAGATATGAGAATGAAAGATGGATGAAAGAAATGAACCCCATTAAGTCCACACGTAAGACATCAATTGGTAGACCAAAGAAGGGAAACCTAAGTGATACGTTTGCTAATAGTGGTACAACAACAAATGTGTTTGACGCATTCAAAGGAATAGTAGAGGAGTAGTATGATAGTTACAATTATTATTTTATCGGTATTAAGTATCACCTTAATATTTACCACACTAAATCTTCTTCGTAAGAATGAAGCACATGAAGATGTGGTAACGGAACAAGAAGAATTAATCTCAGAAATCGCAAGTAAGATTGATAGTTCTATGGCTCGTATGAAAGAGTTAGACAAATTAGGTTCGTTTGAAGCTGATGATGAGGCTGGGTTTACATTTAAAAATTTATACGAGATAATTTCTCAATTAGAAGAATACTATGGGGCGCAGGAGAAAGAGTAAAAGGTATTTCACTAAAATTACTGAGATAGCAATCAACGCATATAACAATTGTGATGACCAGCGAATGAAGAATAAAATCTACAATAGATTTATTCACTACCCATTTGATAAGCTTGCTGAGAATGTAATCCACACATACAAGACTTACTACTTCGAAGTTCCATACGAAGATGTTAAAGCAAATGTGGTTGCATTCTTAAATGAAAAGATTCATAAGTTCAATGGTGATAATGGTAGAGCGTTTTCATACTTCACTGTAATTGCTCGTAACTATTTGTTTAACGAGAACAACAAAAACTACGAACGTATGAAAGCACGTGATGGTGTCGAAGTGATTGACTCGTCTCGTAATATAATAAATGAAGTATACGATGCTCATCAAAAAGAAGCATTAAAAGATTTTATGGATTACTATGTTCGTTATATGGACTACAATGTATTCATGTTGTTTAACAAGGATAGAGATAGGCAAATAGCCGACTCACTAACTGAATTATTCAGAACACGTGATAACCTTTACTCATATAATAAAAAGGCACTCTACATACTTATTAGAGAGAGAACTGGTGTTCAGACCCAATACATTACAAAGGTGGTTGGTAAAATGAGATTGATATATAAAGAATTGTACCTTGATTATTGTACGGGTGAGATTCTACCAATAACCCATCGAGTAGAGGAGTTTAATGGATAAGGATAGTGAACTATTTAAGGGTAAGAGTTTCTCAGATATAATGTCTGATATATATTCTAACCAAAAAAAGAAAGACCGACAAATAAAATTGTTGATTGCTCAACTCGAACCAATGGTTAAGAGTTTGGGTGATGCTTCGGTGGTCGTACCATTGATTAAAGAATACTTAGATATCTCAGTTAGAAACGACGACGCATTGATTAAACTTGCAGCAATCGTTCAACGTATGATGAAGGATAGTAATAGTGGTGAAGCTGGTGGTATGGTTTTAAGTGATGACGAGAAACGTCAGTTAATGGAAGCAATTGACGAGGTTGAGAAAGACCTACCTAAAGAAGATGGAGATGATGAATGAAGTTAGGAACAGTAGTTGGGGTATATCTTTCGGATGATACCTACGAAAACTTTAATTCTATAACCGTATCCCTAAGAGATAGAGGTTCTAAAAATTTATTAAGATGCACACCCTTGGACACCAACTCACGGAAGATACCTGTGATTGGTGAACAAGTGTATGTATTGGTGGGAAATTCAGATGAAGCATCGGGTGCTTCTAACTCTACAAAGAATTATTATCTATCAACGGTTGGCATACAAAACAATGTAAACCATAATGCTCTACCAAAGTTAACCAAAGCAGAGGGTAGTTCAGTACCAAACTTTTCACAAGTATCTAATGGTATACCAATTCAGGGTTCTACTGATAACAAGATTGATTTCGGAATAGGATTCGTTGAGGATTCAAGTATATCTCAATTACAACCATTCTTAGGTGATGTAATTCATGAAGGTAGGTTTGGCCAATCCATGCGATTTGGATATACACCACAAAATACAAAGCAAAGTGACAATAAAATAAAAGGTGTTGTTAATGAACCATCGTGGCAATCTACAACTCCCCAATCGCCAATCACTATCATCAGAAATGGTGGTCAGTCCAATGGTTATAATAAATTTGTAATAGAAGATATCAATGAAGATGACTCTTCAATATGGTTAGGTTCTAAACAAAAGATTGGTTTGAAATCCTCTAACAACTTTACATTAGGAGTTATACCAACTGGTACATATAAGAACCCACAAATCATATTGAACTCAGATAGAGTTGTGATTAATTCTAAATCAGACTCCGTTCTTATTAGCGGCGACAAGTCAGTAAACGTATCGACTACAAATTGGAAAGCCGATATGGATACTATATTCAGTCAGTTGGAAGCAATCACCGATGCACTATTACAATTAGCACCTGCCATAACCGCAGCCACAGCGGGACCCCTTCCAGTTCCAAGTCTTACTACGGCAGGACCTCAACTATTATCTACGATAACTCAGGTAAAAACTCAGTTAACATTAATGAAACAATAATTATAGATACAATATATTTATTACTATGGACACAAAGAAATTAATTAAAGCAATTCAACTCCTTATCAAGGAAGAGGTTAGGACGGAAGTAGCTAAAGAAAAGAAGGCACTTCGTAAATCTCTTATGAACGAAATTAAAAAATCCCAACCAAAAGTTGTGGAGAAAGACCCACTTGATGTTGGTCATATATTTAAAGAGAACACACAACAACCTAAACCACAACAAGAGAAGTCATATACAAGTAACTCAACGTTGAACGATATGTTAAACGAAACCGCAGAGAGTGGTGAGTGGAGAAGTATAAATTCTAATGGGGTTGGTAGTGGTATGTTCCAATCATCACAAGCACAATCGTTTGGTGGTGGTATGGGTCAACAACCTCAAGTGTTACAAAACGCAGATGGTAGAGCAGTCTCAACCGACCAACTACAACAAACAGACGCAGGTAAAGCAGTAGTTGACGCACTAACACGTGACTACTCAGGTTTGATGAAACATATGAATAAGAAAAAGGGTAGCTAATGGCGGTTCGTAAGGAGTATACAAGAAACCCACTTGACCTTAAAAAAAACAAGGCAATTGGAGTTCAACTACCATTAGGTGGTAGCCCTTTATTTAAGTTGTCGTATACTACTGAAGAACAGGCGATATCTAATCTCAAGAATCTATTACTTACTCGAAAGGGTGAACGTCCATTCCAACCATTATTTGGTTCTGATATATACTCGATACTATTCGAACAAATAACCGAAAACATAAATAATGAGTTAGAAGACACTCTACGAGATGATATTAAATTTTGGTTACCTTATATAGTTGTGGATAGTATAGTAGTGAATGCTGAGAATGACTATAATAGAGTAAACATAAACCTCGTAGTAAGGGTTACGGAGAATGGTGCTAATACAAATATAACAGTTCTTGTTTCAGAGCAAGGTGATATATCTATTGTTTAAGGATAAGACATGAGTGATAAAATAAAAAAAGATGTAAACTTAGTAGGTAGAGACTTTGGTGAT